CTCCATGATGGCTCCGCGTTCCAGCGGATCATCTGGTTCTATTACGCTGAGCCCTGCTGAAGTTGAAATGGCCATGCTGGCTGAGCCTGATTTGCCGCGTGAGAAAGCTCTGGAAGCTTATGCCCGAAACAAACAGGCGCTTCTCCGCGAAGGCAAACTTAATTAAGGATTTGGACAATGACTGGTTTTGAAAACATCGACATCCCGGATATCCGTTCCTCTGAAGCCCGTGCTGCATCTCGCGAACCGAAGGCGAGGCCGAAACTGGACTCTACTTCGTCTTCTCTTGCGCGTGCGGAAGCCCGTTTGCGGGAAATCCGTGAAAGCCTGCCGGAGGGCGGTGCGCTTCGAGACAAATTCTGGGCTCCCCAAGCTCCGGCAGGATGGACTTATGAATGGAAAGTCCGGACGGTTATGAATGAAGAGCAATCATCGTATATCGTTGAATTGGCTCGAAATGGCTGGGAAGCTGTCCCGTTGAGCCGCCATCCTGACATGATGCCGGCAGGTTGGAAGGGCGATACGATTGAGGTTGAGGGTCTGGTTCTTATGGAGCGCCCGTCTGTTCTGACAGAAGAAGACCGCGCTGCTGAGGTCCGGGCTGCCCGTGAAGCTGTAGCGGTTAAAGAAGCCCAGCTTCGCGACGGGAGATCTGGCGATCTGGGCAAGCGCGAGGTTCAGCGCTTCTCGAAAAGCCGCTCTCCGATTAATATTCCGGGTGACGAATAAGCAATTGTTGACTTGAAAGTCAATAAAGGCTAAATATTCGCAGACTACGGAATTCTGTCTAGTAATAGACAAAAGAATTAGGTGGGGACCGCAAGGTTGGTCCCTCCTTTTATAAAGTCGATCCGCGCCGGATTGGCATTCATCTTCTCCGCTAAAATCTCCCACGCGCTGTTGGCGATTAGGCACTCTCTGAATTCAGGAGGGTGTGTTGACAAACACCTTTGCTCCCTTCGGATTCCGTCCAGTTTCGACCAGCAATGGCCCGATCAACTGGCGTGTTTCCACTCGTCGCGTCGCGGCGGGAAATTCTACGCCCATCTATAAGGGCGACGTTGTCATGCCGGTAGTTGGCACGCCGACGGGTTATATTACGCTTGGCGTTCCTGGCACGATTGCCGCGACGGTTCCTGCCGCCGGCATCTTCTGGGGCTGCCAGTATCTTTCGACGACGCAGAAGCGGACGGTCTGGTCTCAGTATTGGCCGGGTTCCGATGCGACTGGCGACGTTATTGCGTTTGTGATCGACGATCCGAATGCTCGCTTTGTCGTTCAGACGAGCGGTTCTTCGTTCCAGATCACTGGCACTAACTCCGCCTTCACGTCGTCTCCGGTTGGCCAGTATGCCACGTTCAACGCGGGCGCTGGTTCGGCCACCACGCAGCAGTCTGGCCAGTATCTTGATACGGTCGGAAGCACGGCTGCCTATCCGTTCATTATCACGGACATGGTCATTGACCCGCCGGGAGCTAATGGCACGGATGCGACGAGCAACTACAACTATGTGGTTGTCGGCTTCAACAACGAGTGGCTGCGCAGCAATGCGGGCGTCACTGGCATCAGCTAAGGAGTAGAGACCAATGGCTGTTAATCTTAGCGCCATCCGCGATCTGCTCCTTCCGGGCCTTCGCGGTGTTGAGGGTAAGTATCCTCAGATCCCGAGTCAGTGGGACAAGGTCTTTGAAAAGGCCAAGTCCAACATGGCTCTCGAGCGTACCGCTGAAATGCGTTACCTCGGCCTTGCCGCCATCAAGACTGAAGGCGGTGCGGTTAGCTTCGACAACAACGCTTCCGAGCGTTATGTCTATAATCAGGAGCATTACGAGATTGGTCTCGGCTACGCGATCACTCGTAAGGCGATTGATGACAACCTGTATAAGACCCAGTTCACGCCCACGAATCTTGGCCTGATCGAGTCCTTCGGTCAGACGAAGGAAATCTATGGCGCGAACATTCTTAACACGGCGACGACGTATAACTCGGCGGTCGGCGGTGACGGTGTTGCTCTCTGCTCCACCTCGCATCCGATTGACGGCGGCGTTGTTGCTAATCGCCCGACTGTCGACGTTGATCTTAACGAAGCCTCGCTGCTTAACGGTATGATCAGCATTCGTCAGAACTTCAAGGACATCGCTGGCCTGAAGATGTTTGCGCGTGGTCGCAAGCTCATCATTCCGCCGACCCTTGAGCCGACGGCGATTCGCCTTACCAAGACGGAACTCCGTCCGGGCACGGCAAATAACGACGTCAATGCTATCCATACGACCGCAGGCGGTCTGCCGGAAGGCTACATGGTCAACGACTTCCTGACTTCGACGAAGGCCTGGTTCCTTCTGACGAACATCAAGGGTCTTGTCTACATGGAGCGTATTCCGTACGAAATGGATATGCAGGTAGACTTCACCACGGACAATTTGCTAGTTAAAGGATATGAAAGATACAGCTTCGGGTACTACAACTGGCGCTCTATCTTTGGAAGCTTCCCAACCTAATAAAAACAACTAGTTAAAGGACATATGAGAGATACATATTCTGCTTGACTGGCTCTAAAATGAAGGATAATTTATGATTATCCTTTATGGAGGCTGTCATGAAACAGGAAGAGTTAACTTTAGAAGAGTTAAATAGCGTTCTCTCATATGATCCTGAAACTGGTGTTTTTGTTTGGAAAAAGGATGTTTCCAACAACGTAAAAAAAGGTTCGGTGGCGGGCACTTTTAAAAATTGCCGCCACCGGACTACGGATCAAATCAAATCTTACCTTTATGTGCGATATGACGGTAGGGAGATGGTTGGATCTAGGGTTGCTTGGCTGCTTAGTTACGGCGAATGGCCGGTTCAGTCAGTTCAATTCATAGATGGTGACACGACAAATCTGAGGTTAAATAATCTCAAATTGTCAAAGTTTAAATCTGTGGTTGTGAAGTCTGAGGGCCGTCGTAACTACAAAATGTCAAAAGATGCTCAACGCCATTACGGCCTTAAGCGATATTATGGCATTTCGGTTGCAGATTATGCGGAAATGTTTCGCAAGCAAGATGGCAAGTGTGCAATTTGTCATAAGCCTGAAATTGGCAAAGATCGTCACGGGAACATTCGTGTTCTGGCAGTCGATCACTGTCATGCTACTGGCGCTGTTCGGGAACTTCTTTGCTATGCCTGCAATAGTATGCTTGGGCAAGCCAAAGATAACATTGATGTTTTACTTGCTGGTGCTGAGTATCTCAAAAAGCATTCAGCTTAACGCACAACCCCAAAGGATGTGAATAATGGCACTTACCAATTTTCCCAACGGCATTACCTCTTTCGGTGTGCCGGTCGTTGGTGGCGTTGGCGGCATTCCGCTGACTGGCACCTGGTGGTTTGTTAACCCGGCTTCGGGTTCTGACGCCTATGATGGGCAGTCTCCCGAGACGCCTTTCCAGACGATTTATGCTGCCTATCAGGCTGCGGCTTCCGGCAATAACGACGTTATTGTCCTGATCGGCAACGGTGCGTCTAGCGGCACGGCGCGTCTTTCTCTTGCGAATGCGCAGGCGGCCAACAGCGCTGCGACGATCGGCTCTCTTATTTGGGCGAAGAATGCTCTTCACCTGATTGGCGAGGGTTCTCCGACCGGCATCAGCAACCGCGCGCGTATGGCTCCGCCGACGACTTATACGGCTGCGACCTTCCTTAATGGTCAGTCGGTTGCTTCGACGCCGGTTGTGAAGGTCACTGGCTCTGGATGTATCTTTGCGAACTTCCAGATCTGGGGTGGTTTCTCGACGGGTAATGCCGGTATGATTACCTGGCAGGACGAGGGCAACCGCAACTATTACGCCAGCGTCCATTTTGCTGGTCAGTCTGACGCTGCTTCGGCTGGCGGCACGGCTTCGCGTTCGCTGGTTCTTTCCGGCGGCGGCGAGCATGTGTTTCAGGACTGCACCGTTGGCGTTGATACTGTTCAGCGCACGACGGGCGTTACGCGCACGCTTGAGTTCAAGGGCGGCACGGCTCGCAACTCGTTTCTTGGTTGCGTGTTCCCGGTCACGTTGGCGTCTGCTTCGGCTGCTTCTCCGACGATCTACACGGCTGCTGCGGCGGCAGCGGATCGCTGGCAGCGGTTTGAGGGCTGCACGTTCATCAATGCGGTTGGCTCGGGCTCAACGGCCCAGACGGCTCTTGTTGATCTGGCTGCCTCGACGGGCGGCGTTGTCATCCTGAAGAACTCGACGGCTGTTGGTTCGACGGATCTGTTTGCGAATGCGACGACTGCCGGCCAGATGTATATTGACGGTGGCGCTCCGACTGCGGCTACCACGGCCCTTGCTGTTAATCCGGCCTAATCCCAAAGATTAAGGAGATAGAATATGAAAGCTCATTACAAGAAGGGTGGCTCGGTTGAGCCCCAGGGCAAGATGGTTGCCAACCCGACGCCGTCCGATGTTTACGCTGGCGAAGATTCGGAAGTTGTGAAGTCTGCCAAGAAGCGCAAGAAGGGCGGCAAGGTTTGTGGTCCGATGGCCATGAAGCGCGCTGACCGCAAGCCGCGCAAGTCTGGCGGCAAGGTTTCGGCGGGCTGGGATGCGGCCTCCACGACGCACAATCCTCCGGGCCGTAACCTGGTTGATTGATTATGGATTGGCCCGCTTCGGCGGGCCTTTCTTTTCGGAGGTTGTTATGGCTGAGAAATGGATCCAGTCAGCAATAAAAAAACCTGGGGCGCTGCGTAAATCGCTGAAGGTTAAAGAGGGTGAAACAATTCCGACCGGCAAGCTTAAAAAGGCTTCGCATTCGGAAAACCCGACGCTTGCCAAGCGGGCGAATCTGGCTTTGACTTTGAAAAAACTCAATAAGCGCCATGGCGGTCAGGTTGACGGCGCGGTTTCGGCCAAAAGGCTGGATCGCAAGCCGCGTGCTGGCGGTGGATGCTACTAAGGAATTAGATCATGCAGGCGAAAACTGTTTCTGTTGGCCCGGTTACAGCTGCGGTCGCCAATCAGATTTGTGCGTCTCAGACGCCTTACGCGGGCCAGATGGTGATTAATGGCGCGGGTGCTACATTTAGCATCAATAACGTCGCGGCATCGCAAAATCCTTCTGGGGCTGGAAATCTCACTCTTGCCTCTTCTGTTGTCATGTTCGCCCAGCCTCGTTATGTTTATGTAACCAGCGCTGGTAATGATACGGCATTTACGTTCACGATTACTGGCACGGATACTAATTACAATCCTTTATCTGAAACGATTACGGGAGCTAATGCCAAGGCTCGTGTGACAACAAAGCAGTTTACGACTGTTAGCTCTGTTTATGTTAGTGGCAATGCCGGATCTGTTCAGGTCGGTTCTTTTGTCAGCGCTTCATTTACTGGATCGACGGCCCGTCAGGTTACGATTACACCGACCGGAAATGAAAGCCTGAATACATTTGTTGTCACTGGCACAGATGTGAATGGCAATTTCATGTCAGAAACGGTGGCCGGCAAGAATGCTGTCGCCAGCACGACAAACAGTTATTTCTCCACGGTTACGAGCATCACGATCGCCAATGATGCTGCTAATGCTATTACGGCAGGCATGACCAATACGGCTGCTTCTCCGTGGGTCAGGCTTGATGATTTTGCTCCCAGCAATATCTCAATACAGTGTAGTGTGAGCGGATCCGCAACATACACCGTTCAGTCCACGCTCGACGATCCAAACGATCCTTTTAGTCCGGTTCCGATTGGCAACATGACTTGGGTCAATACGTCAGATACGGCGGTTGTTGGCGCTATCGCCACGCAGCAGAGCAACTTCCTGTTTGCTCCCAAGTTTGCCCGCGTTGTCATTACTACGACCAGCACCGGGTCTGTTAAATCGACGTTCCTGCAAAGCTCAAATGGTCCGATCTGATGACTGGCATATCTGCCGGCGGCGGATTATCGTATTCCAGTGATACAAGCCTAAAGCTTGGATATACTTCCGTTGCCAGCAATTATACAATTAATCAGGTTGATTTTGTGATAGACTGCTCGGCCAACACGTTTACAGTCACACTTCCTACGGCTGCCGGTATATCCGGAAAGCAATTTGTGATTAAAAATAGCGGGACTGGCGTCATCACGGTTGATGCGAACGGATCAGAAACAATTGATGGATACGCTAACTTTGTATTATCTACAAAGGGAGAGGCCATCTGGGTTGTTTCTGATGGCGCTAACTGGAAGGTGATCTAATGTCCTTCCATATTGCTCCAAACCCTCATGCGACATTTGTCTCAACTCAAGATCAGGTGATAGCTAATCCTACCCTTGCTCAGGTTGTTACCTTTAATACAACCATAAATGCAAATGGAATCACGCTTGTTGGCGGCACGAAAGTTACACTTCCGCAGATAGGGAATTATTCTTTTGCAGTCTCTGCGGTCGTTGATAATCCTGGACAAGCAAGCGCAAAAAAAGCATCTATGTGGTTTCGAAAAAACGATGTAGATGTTCCATATTCAAATACTTACCTTTCTGTAAGCAAAGATAATACCACTGTTCTTGCTGTTGTGTTTAATTTGGAATGCACAACGATTGGCGATTATTATGAATTATGGTGGTCTGGAGAGGTCAATACTGTCCAACTTGATGCTTTTGCGGCTGTCCCTGGAACGGTTCCCGCGACATTTCCGCCAACGCAACCCGCGTCGCCTTCTATTGTTTTAGCCGTCTGTCAGATAGGTTAACCATGGCTGGTTTATCTGTAATGCCCGGATTGAGTCCAGATCAAGGTCTTGCTGGAGCGCAAGGCTTGTCTACTGGCGATGGGCTATCATTTCAACAATTTGGTCCTGCTGGCGAAAATGGGATTCTTTTAGAAAATTTGGTAGACTATTTGATGATGGAAAACGGCATTAATTTGCTTCTGCAGGAATAAAAGACGATGACAAACAAGAGCATCTCTCAGCTTAATTCTGGTTCTGCTGTTTCAGACACGGACTTGTTCCCAGATGTCCAGACGGTAGGAATTGGCCCGGTAAAAGTTACAGGCGCACAAATTAAAACATTTACATCAAACTCTCCAACCCTTGTTACTCCCGCAATAGGAGTTGCGACCGGAACAAGTTTGGCCCTTGGCGGAGCCACTATTGGAACCAATGCCTTAGCAATCAGTGGCACTTCTGCAATGGGAAGCGCCACATATTTTCCAGATGGGTCGCAAACTGATCCGTCTATTGCTCATTCAGGTGACACGAACTGCGGAATATTTTTTCCTGCTGCTGACTCTATAGCATTTACAACATCTGGGACTGAAAAAGGAAGATTTATATCTAATGGTTATTTGGGGTTGGGATTAACAAGTCCAGCCGTAAGACTTACTGTCAGAGGAGCAGAGGGAACAACTTCATATTTAACTGGATCATTTATCGGTGGAACAAATGGATATGGTTCGTTTTTACATTATTCAGACGGATTTACATATAATTTTGGTGTTGGAACGGATACAAACGGAGATTTTAAGTGGTTTTCTGGAAGATTTGCCGGAAATAGTGGAACAAACAGATTTACTGTTTCCCAAAATGGTAACATTGTTGTCGGCAACAATGCGATAGCAACTAATGCCACTGATGGTTTTTTATATGTTCCTACATGCGCGGGACAGCCAACTGGAATTCCCAGTGCTTATACTGGAAGATCTGCTGTTGTATATGATACCACCGGCAATAAATTATACATTTATAATGGTGGCTGGAAATCTGCGACATTCTCTTAATAAAGGGCAAAAATATGAAAAAGCTATCTACATTTGCTTTTATTCTTTTTTCACTTACGGCAAATGCTCAGACAACCTATTTGGTTCCTCAGCTTGGATTATCAAAAGATGTAAATCCATATTCATTTGCAATTAAACTTGGATCATCCTGGAGTGAACTGGGAACAATCACGCCGTCCGGGCAGTGGGCAATTCCGGCAACAAATTTGACTTATTCTCAAGGAATTGCGAATACAATAACAAGAACTGTAAGCTCAAAGCTTAGAGAATCAAAGTCAATTTATGACTTTGGAGCAAAGTGTGATGGCGTTACTGATGATGCTGCTGCAATTAACAATGCATTGTCGTCTGGGTATAATATTTATTTTCCCCAGAACAACAATACCGTTACGACGTGTTTATTTTCGTCCACTCTTGTCATCTATACAGGAACTTCAATAGATGGAGCAGATAAGAATAAGGTTGTTTTAAAGGCAAGCCCTTCGCTGTCAGGGAATGCAGTAGAGACATATCAGTTTACTACACTGACTGGAACAGATGTTAACCCTGGTCCATATGATTTTAATATTTCTAATATTACAATTGATGCCAATAAAGCTAATCGTCCAGCAATATCTGTGGGGCAAGTTAATCAAAATAATGGATTGGCTATTTATGGATCAGGCTTTATTATTTCACATGTTAAAATACTGAATGCTCCTGGAAATGGAATGTGGACAGAGTGGTGGAGCAGCCTGGGCGGGCCCGGAATTGGCCTTGAGGCAGATATTAATAACATGACTATTTATGACAGTGGCGGAAGTAGTTGGGTTAATAAAGGGCCGCACGACTTAGCAAGTCTAAATGTTATTATGTTTGGTGCTTCTAGAATAGCTGATAAAGCATTCTCTGGTTTTTATACTGGTGGGTTTGAAAGCGGAAGGCATATAAACCTTCATTATTATCAAATATCTCCGACAGGTAATCAGGCTGCGTATGCCGCAGATATTGGAAGTTATGAGCAAATAACTTTATCCCATTTTGAGGGAGCTTATCAGGCGGCAAGGTTTAGAGGTGTCCAGAATCAGGTAGAAAATAGCATATTTTATAATGCTGACCTTACTTCTGGACAGTCGGTTGTTGAGGTATGCAGCGGAAACAATATTATCTCTGATTCTCAAATTTTTGGTAAAGCATCGCAAGATGCAGCCGGAACTCCTGTAGTATATGGCATTCAGATTGGGTGTTTATTATCAGGAGTTCCTACATTCGCATCTTCAAATTCTTTAGTTAACAACTTTTTTGGAGCCCTTGCTACCGGAGGTCCCTATAATTTTCTGTATGATTCTGGATATAATGTCATATCTGGAACGGGTAATGGGTTCCCTGGCGGCGCAACTTCCATCGTTGGGTCTCCTAATCCTTTGACCTCAATACAATATTCTCAAACAGGAACAAATGTTCAATATACCTATTTCCCTACAAATGTTAAATTTAATGGCGTCTCTCCTAGGTTAGATTCGGTAAATGCTTTTCAAATAAATTCCAATTCTGGGCAAACAATTCTAAGCACAGACACATTAAATAAAAGAATTGGAATTAACACAACTGGTCCGATATCCTCTTTCCAGGTAAACGGAACGTCGTTTTTTGGAGGAGCTAGTGTTGGCCAAACGGCAGTGTCACTTTACAACATAGATTCCACAAATGCTGGAATTGAAGCTGTTGATCCAACAAATATCACGACAAAGAGAAATTTACTTATTTCTCCTTATGGTGGAAAAACTGCAATTGGAACTTCATCTGCTCCGACATCTACTATGACTTTAGCTGGATCTTTGTCAGTTCCGCATAAAATCAAAGTTTTAACAAATTATGTTGTCCAAGAGTCTGATCTTGTTCTTATATTTTCCTGTGCTACTAATTGTTCTGTTACTCTGCCAACCGCCTCTAGCTATCCTGGCAGAATTTTAAAAATGACGAATCAAAATACTACAACTGTAACAGCAACAACTTCAAATATTGTTGCTGTTGACGGAACATCGGCTGGATCGTCTATTTTCCCTGCCACGGTAGGAAAATGGCTAGAGATGATAAGCAATGGAACGGATTGGTATATTATTGCTGGTAATTAAACCCTAGGTGTAATATGGCTGTTATACAAATACCAAACCTTCCACTTGCTATAGCTTTAAATGGAAATGAACAACTTGAGGCTGTTCAGTCTGGAGTATCAGTTAGGGTCACGACTGCGGCTATTGCAAATTATACATTACAGCTTGCTGCAACATCTTTATCTCTTCAAAATCCATATATTACAAAATATCAATTTATATCTGCAATATCTGTAGCATATGGAACCAAGCCATCTGACGACCCAAACATACTCTATCAATCAATAAATGCAGATTTTACAGATCAAGCAACTGTTCAATTTTACGCAAGCCCATTTGTTCAAGTTGATAGTCCTTTGTATAATCTATGCGCAACAACATATTCGTATAATGCTACACAGATGTCAGAATTAATGCTTGCCGCGTCATTGATCCAAAAATGGGGATAATTCCCACATTTCAAATGGCATGTAAATTATAGGTTAATAAAATGCCCTACGCATCTAAACAAGGTCGAACAAAAATAGACTCCAGAAGCCCATCTGCTTCTGGGCAGTGTGATAGATGCGGATTTTTATACAACCATAGCCATCTGCGTTGGCAACTAGACTACAGCGGCTCTGGTCTTTACAATAAACGCATTCTGGTTTGTGAAAATTGTTATGATACTCCGCAACAACAGTTGAAGGTTATCGTTATTCCGCCTGATCCTATGCCTGTGTTGAATGCTCGACCTCCAGATTATGTTGACGCAGAGACAAATTATAGGGTTACTTCAGGTCAGAATACGGTTGATCCTGTTACTGGTATACCAATTATACAAGGAAATACACGAGCGGCATATACAACAATATTATATCCTTTTGCGATTAGCCTTGAAAATAATAGTGGATTGATATACCTAGAGGGCGACCCTGAAACTTTTCTTGGAATTGAAAATACACCGGAATTATATCTTAGAGTCACTCAACAAACGGGTGAGCCTCCTGGAGGATTAGATCAAACCCCAGGAACAAATTTCCAGGTTCCAGGAAATGATGATCCAGGGCTTCCGTATGAAAATGTAGTTGTTCCTCAAACCGGACCTATTACATAATAGGATGGATTTAAATAATTATGCCTGACAACGATAAAGTAACAATCTGGGGAGGGATACCCAGATTTGGGACCACGCCTACAACAGGACAGGCTATCGCTGGTGGCGGCAATGGATTTGTCATTTATGATAGTGCTATAGATAATATTAATATTCCTGCATCAAGAATAAGAATAGGAAATCAATATAAAATAACTTTTGCAGGTTCAACTAATTTTGTCTTATTGGGTTCTGCAAACAACAATGTCGGAACAATCTTTACCGCAACTTCAAGCGGGACTGCTTTATCTGGAACGGGAATTGTTTCAATAGAGCCTACGTCTGCCACGCCTCTCCCAAACAAAAACATGGAGCTGGCCAATAAAACAATAACCGGAGTAATAACGCAATATTACGGATTTGCTGGATATTCCGGGTCATATTATTCAACGTCAACTCAGGCAAATTTGGCGGCGCAAAATCTTGTAAATTTTAATCAAACTTCCATACAATATGGCGTTTACCTCACCGGATCTCCGACAAGCAGATTGACTGTTCAAAATGCTGGTGTGTATCGGATTAGTGGAACTCTGGATTTTTACTGCACAGATGTAAAGCCGCCGACATCTGTGCCTATTACTTTATCTGGAACTATTCCTCTGACATCGACATCTGCGCCTGTTAGTAGTGCATCCGGAACTGGCTCATCCCAGAACATTACAATCAATGGCCCTCTTCCGGAAACAATCACAGTCAACGGACAGACAATTACAATATCTGGACAAACTGCTGATTTGACTGGAATTGATGCTGATCTTTCTGGTGCCACTGGAACTGTCGATGTCGAATGGGACGATGTTGCGCTTGAGACATCTTTGGGTGTTTGGATAAGAAAAAATGGCGTTGATGTTCCTTGGACCAAAAGGGCTTATAGTTTAATTGGAAATGAAGCCAGAATGGTTGTAAGTATTGATTACATGTTGGTTTTGGAAAATGATGAATACGCGGAGCTTGTGTGGGAATCTGCCAGCGCCAATACATCTCTGTATAATGCTGCCACTGATTATCCCTCCGCGCTCATAAACATTACTTTGGTGAGATAAATGGCCACATCCGGGACATATGCGTTCAATCCTGCTCTTGGCGAGATCGTCATTGGCGCTTATGCTCGTTGTGGCATTCGCAGGACGGAACTTACCCAACAGCACATGGAAGATGCCCGATTTGAATCCAATATGCTCATGTCCAATTGGGCTGGCAACGGGATCAATCTGTGGCAAGTAGATACAGGAACGATAAACCTTATCCAGGGTCAGGCGGCTTATACTATTCCCACAAATACAGTTTTCCTTTTGGATGTATACATCACGCAAGGAAACAACCCGGCAATCAATAGATTGATCTTGCCGATTAGCCGCACTGACTATGCGTCGATTGCCAACAAAACGCAGCAGGGATTTCCCACATCCTATTGGTTTGACAGGTTAATCAATCCAAATTTATACATTTGGCCACTTGCAAATCAGGATGGAGCGTATACACTCACTTATTACAGGATGCGACAGGCTCAGGACAGTGAGTTATCCAATGGGACAAACGTAGAGGTTCCGTGGTATCAACTGGATGCCTTTCTGGCGGGTTTGGCTTCTCGATTAGCAGTTATCTATGCTCCCGATAAGGTTCAAATCCTTGAGCCTCTTTATCAGGCGTCGTGGCAAAAGGTTCTTCAGGCAGGAACGGAGAACGTTCCGTTAAAGATCTCTCCGCAACTTCGCTCTTACTTCCGGTAAGCCAAAATGGCATTGACCTACACAACATATATTGCCCAGATAGCCAATATTATGGCTGCGCAATCGTCTACGACACAGTTCCAGACGATGGCTCCGGGCATGATAGATTACGCAGAACAACGCCTTTATCGCGAGCTAAATCTTATATTTACGCGTGCTACGGTTACTGGCACACTCTCTCCGAATACAAGATCATTTGCGCTTCCGAATGCCACTGGCTCCATTCCGTTTATCACGGTGAGCAATGTGAATGCGCTTATTTCCGGAAACCGCAGGCCGCTTACGCATATGCCTTCAAATGTGGTTGACTATCTTGCTCCAAGCGATACAGCTTCGGTGGGTAATTTCCCGACGATGTACTACATGAAAGATCAGTCAAATCTAATTGTTGGCCCTTCGTCTACCACATCGACAACTCTTGAAATACTTGGAACATACAGGCCAGCGCCTCTGTCTGTTAGCAATACAACGACACAGCTAACAAATTTCTTCCCGGATTTATTCATTGCCGCAAGTATGATATTTGCCTCCGGCTACATGAGAGACTTTGGCTCTCAATCCGACAATCCGCAGCAGGCGCAATCATGGGAAGCTCAATATGAGCTATTGATTAAATCTGCACAGACTGAAGAAGCCCGCAAGCGGTTTAATGAAGAGGCGTATAAACAATGAATTATCTGGAATACGCTTTGGTAATTGCAAATCAAATTCCTGTGGACAAATCGTCTACGGCATTTCAGGCATTTCTTCCATCAATTATAGATTATGCAGAACAACGTATTTACAGAGAGTTAAATCTTTTATCAACTCGCATTCGTAATTCTTCGTCAAATTGCACTGCAAATAATCGTTCATTTACTCTTCCTACAAATCTTGGGACATTTATAACGGTTACAGAAATAAGCATAATTACTCCAGTTGGAAGCACAGCCGCAAATGGAACGAGAAACGTTCTTATGTCTGCGGCAAAAAAGCTTGTTGATGTTGTTGCTCCCACAAATACAGCGGTATCTGCATCTCAGGTGCCGTCCATGTATTATATGCTTGATCAGCAAACTGCTATATTCGGACCATCTCCGGGAGCTGCCTTTAATGTTGAAGTT